CGCCCCCCCCGGCGCGGGGGGGGGGAGGAGGAGAACGTGACTGCGCTACCGCGCAGTCATCAGGTCACAGACGGCAGTTTGCAGTAAGCGGCGCGGAAACCGATATCATCGTCCACGTAGGACCGCGGGCAGTTGCCGTGGAACGAGCCGAGGCCGTAGGAGGGGTAGTACCAGCTGCAACCAGAAAAGAAAGCGCGCTCCTCATCGCTATTGCGGAACCAACAGGTATGACCTGCGCACAGATCGGAGCTGGAATAAGGCATCATACCCAACGCCTGAAGCAGCAGTTTTGCATTTGCGCCAATGTCCGCACTGCAAGTGATGGAGCCAAACGTGCAGCTAGGCCAATCACCATCCGCATTTTTGTGGGTGATGGTCTTGGCCCACTGAAGTTTGCCGCCCACGATGTCAATCTTGACGGAGTTGGCGGTGGTGCCTTTTCCGTCCGGGGTGATAAAGCTACCATCCACGCAGCTGATAGCTTTCCACTCGGTCGAGGTCGGAGACTGGCTGTGTGCGCTGTCTGCGCCGTTATTGTTGACAAGGAACTGGATTTCGCCATACACAGAACGAACTGCGCCCATCCACTCCCATACGTTTCCAGTCAGACCAGAAATACCGCTGGGGCTGTTGTCATGATACCATGTCAGCGGGCCAGTACCAGTTGCGACACGACCAATCTTATCGCCACTCATATAGGTCGGGATAGCCTTATAGAACGATTCACTGTCGTGGCGGCCATAGTTGTTGTTGCCTTTCGGAACGAAGCCGGCAGCCTCACACACGCGCTGAATCAAGCCCCACTCCATGCGGGTCATCAGGTGCCAGCCCTCGCCCTTAGCCTCGCAATACTGGCGTGCGTGGTCCATATCCAGCGATGCCGCAGGGTCAACGCCGCCAAGAGAGTATGCGCGGCCATCCTGCACGATGTTCTGGTACTTGGAGATGTAGATTGCGTCCACTTCCTGCCCGTTGACGATGAACGCCGGATGCACGGCGGCGGATTCGCCCATGCCCAGCTGCTTATAGGTCATCTTCGGGATCTTCACCATGATGGACGGCATACCGGCGTTGTCGTAAATCAGCTCATTGCCGGGTGCAAGGCCAGTGACAGCCAAATTGGTCAGGTCAAAATTTGCAGCCATAGTAGTTACCTCCTATCAGTCGATGGCCCACAGGGTCAGGGTCACATTGTTCATGGAGAACGGAATCGGCTCTGCCGGGGTGCTGTTGCCCATGCGGGCGCCGCCCTCGGCGTTCTCCTCGCCGTCTGCGGTCACTTCCTCAATGGGCTCCGGCTGGGTGTACCGGCGGGCAGGGATATCGATTTCCGCCACATAACTGCGGCCAGCAGCTGCGCCGATGACCAGCTCGCCATAGCTGTCGTAGCACACATCGATGTGAACGTCACGGTCATCCTCACGCTTGGCGAGGTTGATGGTCAGGTCATCATCGAAGCAGATTTTGTTCTTGACGACCTCGTAGGGAATCTTGGTGCCGGAATTTTTTTCGATAACGGTCATTTCAGAGTACCTCCGATTGCGATGTATTCGATGGTGGCGGACTTTGCGGAGCCGTTGTAGGCCAGCTTGAAGCCGTTGACCAGCTTCTCGCTGACCTCAATATCCCCGACAGGGCCATCGGATTTGACCAGTTCGGTCATAACCAGATAGCTGGTGCTGCCCATGTTCTTGCCCAGCGACACGCTCTTTTTGGAGTTGTTACAGGGATAGGTGCGGGCGTTGGTCAGGTCCACGCTGCCGGACACGATCTGCCACGAGTTATCGATAGTGGCCACGGCTTCGTTCAGCTGCCAGCCCTGCTGCCGAACGGTATTGAGCATCATGCCGAGAGCGGCATAAATATCCCATACGCCGTTTTCGATGTTGTTGAAGTGCTCCTGATCCTGCGGGGTGCCCTGCTGCATCACCTTGCCAGCAGGGGTAATGGTCCACGTTCCGTCTTTATTGTCGGTGATGATGTACAGACCGGGCTTGTCCGTAACATGGTCACGCCAATCAGTTTTCTGATACACGGTCACTCCTCCTTCTTTTTTTCGGTGAACGTGAAGTCAAACCAGTACAGGATACCAGTCTGACCTGTTGAGATTTTGATGTTTACGTCCTCGTGTGCCCAGACCTGATTGTCCGAGTTGAGCAGCTCCACACGATTCACCGTAATCTCGCCCAGCCCGGTGATGGACACTCTGGCGCGGACAGTACCATCAGCCAGAATGTCGATGCCGGAAAGCGGAACGGTGTAGTAGGTCGAGCCGACACGGAAACGCGCACAGGCAATGCGCCGTTTGAGATAGCCCCGCAGGTCTGCGAAGCCAGCCGAATCAATCATGCTGCTACCTCCTTAAAAATTTATTCCCGGTGCGCTGCCGCACACCTTTGCGATGTAGGAAACGCCGAGGCCGGATTCCTCGGCAACAAGCCCTCCGCCTGATGTCCCTCCGGATGTGGCGGTTGCCGGATGCAGACCAGCTGTCAGGTCGCTGGATGCCGGGGCCGCGTATGTGCTCCTGCCGTCTGCGGTCTGCACAACAACATACCCAGCATCATCGAAGCCCTGTGTGGCCGTCTCCGGGTAGGTTCCAGCCAGTTTCTCCGGTGCATAGGCTCCACCATTGTCCACCGTCAAAACCTCGATTTCCGAGGCGGCAGTGCGGCCCTGTGTGGCCGTGGCCGGGAACATGCCAGCGTCGAGCTGCCCGGTGCGGGGGTGAGCGTAGCTGCCGCCGAACTCGTCCGTAACGATGATGATGTTCCCAGCGGAGATGCCGCCCTGTGTGGCAGTTTTGGGGAACGTGCCGCATCGCCGCACCGCATACACGATGTAGCCGCTGCTGGCCACGATCTCGATGCCGAACGCGCTCTGGTAGTACACACCATCGTTGTGCGACCGCAGGCTCTTGTAGTAGCCGATGGCCCACAGCACACGTTCGGTGCTGACGTAGGACGCATCGGAGCCGCTCATGTCCAGCATGACCCGGAAGTGGTACGGCTCGCCGCCATACTGCCACCATTCCTCCAGCCGGGAGCCGGGATAGATAGCCCGGATGCCCCGCAGCACAGCCCCGGCGGCTCCCCGGTGACGATGGATGTAGGGCGCGGACTTGATGGTGCGCCGCTTTGCGGCGAGGTCGTAGTCGTGGTCGTACCAGTCTACGGCGAAGTCCTTTGCCAAAATGTCCAGCAGGTCTTCCGGCAGCTGGTCGATGCGCGTGTAGATTTGACCGAGGTTGATTTCATCCAACCGTTGCTCCAGCACGTTGGCGATAGAGTGCGCCAGAGCAACCATTTTCGGGTCTTTCTGGAGCGCAAGCGGGAAAGAATCCATCATCCGCTCGGCGGTCAGGCCGTTATTCATCCTCGTACCCTCCGCTCTTCACAGTGACCGTGCCCACCTTTGCTACCTGCGGCACCTTGTCGGAGGTCAGGTCAACGGACGGTTTGCCATCTTCCAGCGGGGTAAAAACAGGCTGTTGCAAGTCCACGCGCTTGATGCCAACTTCCAGCAGCAGATACCGCAGCTTGTCCGGGTTGATATCCCGGCCCATCTTGCCAGACTGCCAGCTGATGTACTGCTGCACAGCCTCGTTTACGCGGGCTTGTGCATCCGCGGCAGAGATGTCTCCATCGCGGGTCAGGTAATAGGTCAGGTCGATGTTGTAGTTCACCACATCAGGATCACCAGAAATGACGTGGTCCGTCAGAGGCCGTACCTCATCGGCAGAGCAAACCTCCACCATCGCTTTCTTGGTTTCGTCCGGGGCAATTCCGCCATCATCCATGATGGCGTACAGGCAGACAGTGCCGGGGCTTGGGGAGTTCGGCACCACATCGGCGATTTTGGTAGACACGCTCTTCGCGAAATACTTGTAGCTGCCAACAGGCCCTGCGCTGGACCACGCTGCCTGACTATCAAGCAGAAGCTGGTAGAACTCGTCATCGTCCGGGGCATCGCTGCCGTTTGCGCTGGCCGTGACGTTGGAGCAGCCAGAATAGTAGTCGTACACATCAACAATGGTGTTGATGTCGCCGACTGCAAAGTCGTTCCCGACAGTGCCGGAGGTTTGGCATACCACCGTAACGTCCGTATAGGTCGAACCGATAGGCACATATTCATCTGCCGTGGTTGCCCAATACAGCGAGGCGTTTGCGTCCGTGACGCGAGTGCCGGACGGGATGAGGATTGCACTCTGCCGCGCCTCGCTGATGTTGAAACGCATGGTGCAGGTTGCTGCGGTAGGCTGCGGACGCTGCTGCAAGTAGAACAGCTCCGCCAGCGCATCCAGATTCCCGCCATCCGCCCGGCTGGGCAGATTCTGGTTGTCAGCGTGATTGCTGAGGGCACGCTCGTAGATTATCGCGTCCTCAATCCACGAGATGAACAGCCGTTCCGGGCTGCCGGGGCGCACGGATGTGCCAAAAAACTGCTCATACCCCGCACAGAGCAGCGCATCCAGTTCGTCAACGTCGGTGCTGATGAACTGGTGGTCTGCGGTACTACGCATTGATGCTCACCTCCACAACGGGAAGCATCGTTCCGGGGTTGTCCTTGGAGGATTTGAACGTAGTCCCCATATAGGTGGCTCTCGGTTCAAACCGTTCGATGGCTTCCTTGATGGCGGCGCAGAGCATAGGCTGCGCCACGTTTTCCGGGCGGTCAAGAATATCCGAGATGTCGATGCCAAACTCCCGGTAGCCCGGCACGGTGCCTTTCGGCGTGGATAGGATGACGGCGATGTTCTGCAGAACGCTGGCCACGGTATCCTGCTCGCCGAGGGAAATGGCGGTCAGGTCATTTGCCGACACCAGATAATTGCTCATAAAATCGCCTCACTCTCTCGGATATTCCAGTAAAGTGACGCTCGCAGTAATCCATGCCGGAACGCCGAAAGCGTCTGTGTACTTGGTCTTGAATTTCACGGATTTGATGACCCACCGATAGCTGCCGAAGACTTCGTTGCCAAGGACAAACGGCAGCGTCGTGTGATTATCGACATACCCCTTCAGGATCTCGCGCTGCTTGCTTGGAGCCACGCCAAGGTACGCCGAAAGTTCAATGTCGAACGTGATGGTGTCGGCATCTGTGCCCGTAAACTCGGCCAGAGCCTTGCCTCCGGCTCGCTGGTGGGTGGTGTATCTGGCAGACACGCTCTGCGCCATGTCCTTGATGGTTTTGACGTAACCATCGAACACGGCAAAGATAATGTCTCCGAGGCATCCAACAATCACGGATAAATCCCTCCCAACACGAAGCCGTCAGCGTTGAAGCACGGCAGGTACAGACAGATCACGATGTCATCAATGGCGGGCACCCACCACACCACATGGGATTTGTGCTGGTGGTTGGTGGAGTTGTCCGCGCCCGTGACCTTTTCCTCCTCATCCCAAATCTGGCGGGTGCCGTTCTGGGTGTTGAGGATTTTCAGTTGATACGGAGACGGGTGCGTAAACTGGTGGTCATGCTGCCCAGCCTCCTCGGTGTACACAATGGCCTTGTAGTGCTGCATCACAGGCAGCCAGCCGGAAGTAATCCCGGTGTCCTCGAACTTCACGCGCACAAGGCGTTTTTCCTTGTTCACATCGGTAACTTTTCCGATGCGAACATCGACGTTCATGTTCATCAGTAACCTCCCAGCGTATGGCGGCCAATGACTTGCGTGGTGTACCCACCAGAGCCAGATACTGTGTGCTTAGACTGCTTCACGATGTACTTCCCGGACCACGGACCGAAGCCCTCCGCATTGAACGTCAGGCCAGCCACCTTGCCGGGGTCGCCCGGAAAGGTGAAGCTCATTTGGCGTTCAAATTTGTTGTAGAGCCGGAGTTTCTTTGCAGCCAGTTCTTTGGCTTCGGCCTTGCTGGTGACCGCTGCCATGACTTCCAGCTGTTGGTTGGTCTTGCTTTTAGCATCGTAGTCCTTAACGTAGGCAATGCCCTCGATAGCCTTGCCATCAGGCCCAACGTAAGATACCCGGCATGACGCATACTGTGTTCCAGCCCGACCGAGCGAATGACCATACTTGATATAGCTTTTGTCGTCCAGCACGGTAGTCCACACAGCGTCCTTGCCCTCGTACTCCTGCTGGTCAAAGATGACGATTTTGCCATCGGTGCATTTCAGCGACAGCCCTGCATCATGGCAAAGCTGCTGCAAGAAGTCGATGTCAGAGCAGCGGTACTGCTCGACACGTTTATACTCCGGGTCTTTCTTCGCAAGGAACTGGGACTTCATACCGTTCTTCTGCGCCATTTCGTTGGCAATGCCGGAGAGCTTGTACTTTTCCCAACCCTTGCTCTGCTTTGTCTGCCGAATCTGGCTCGTGTACGGTAAGCCCACGGCCTTGATGGTGATGACGCTGGGCGGCCCGGTGGCCACCACGCCGTCAAACTCAAACACGCCGCAGTCGAGGGCTTCGTCCTTGCCATCGGAGTGCCAGTTGCAGGCGGTAATGGTAGCTCGGATTTTCAGACTTCCTTCTCCGCTGCCAGAGGATGAACCAGAAGAACTGCTGCCAGATTTGCCGGAGATCTCGCTGGCATCCACCCAGCCGTAGACACGGGATGTTCCATCGGTGTGGATGACATGGTATGGATGCAGCGCGCCCTCTTTGATGATGGTGATCTTGGCCGGGCCAGCCTTGGGATTTCCATTTGCCTTTTTGTCCGTGGATGCCTTATAGTGCGGACCGCCAAGGAACTGCACCACATCGCCGACCTTATAGCCGTCGGAAGATGCAGCCGATACATCGCCGTCTATCATCTGCTGGAGCCAGCTCTCCATCCAGATACCATCACGATCTTGCAGTTTGATTTGCAAGTCGTCGGAGGCATCCTCCTCGTTGTCGATGAACGACAGCGAGAGCAGGTATGGCATGATGCTGCTGGTAATATCCACACCGTCAAACTCCACCGTACACTCGGCATGGCGGGCAGTATTTTCATCGCTCATGTGACCACCTTCTTCCACGGCGGCAGGGTCGAACTGGTCTTGGTTTCGATTTCCGGGAGCGTCAAAACGATTCCGGCAGGAAACTCAAAATAGTTCAGATACTGCGAGTTCGCAGCCATCAGGCGGGGCGCAAGGGCGCAGCTGCCGAGCTGCGTGTATGCCACGCTGTCCCAGCGGTCGCCCTGCACGGTGGTGTAGGTTTTGCTCATGCGTAACCCCTCCTGAAATTATCAGTGTCGTTGTCGCTCACGATTTCCAGCACAGCTTCCCGGAGGTCGTCATTCTGGGCGTTCAGGACGCTTCGCAGTTCATCCGTATCTCGCATACCGTAGATGTGGTAAACAGGCGCAACGGTGATGGGAGCCGCGCTGCTGGCGTTTGAGCCCACAGACGCAGAGCCGCCGGACCTGAGAAAGCTTTCACCGTTCCTCGGCTCCCTTC